CCTCACCTTCTCTATTCCATACAACCATAGGAGTCTTTATGAAGTCCTTTTCCATGAAGTATAACTTTAGCGACGGCACAATAGCACATGTCAGCGTTAAGACCGAAATCGATCTTGGTGTCTGGCAGAACCGCATGCAGTTGCATGAAGCCATCTTGGAAAGGATTCACGCAGAGAATTGTGCGTTGGGTGTGTTACTTTCCCAATGCTCCCTGTTTGACTCTGATCCTCCACCACTTCCTAAAAAGGGAGCGTGTGAAGAACTCACGCCTGAAGTCTGTTGGCCGAAAGGCCGACTTAAGCGTGAGAATGGTTGGCATGACGTAGATTAGGTGGTTCCTCTCTTTTTGCGCTTAGAAGCGCTAACTTAAACCTCGAAGGACATTGAATGATAGTCTCTTTACCACGTAGTCGATCACAAGGTGTTTTTATAAACACCTGTCCGCAGATACAGAATTACGTCAAATATAGCACGTGTGCTGAGACAAATTTTGTCACAGCAGGCGCGCCGTTTGGCACTATCTATACGGGCGAATCAAGAAAAATGACCGATATCGTGACTAGAGGGTTTCAAAAGCGTCGGGCTCATGGAGAAATTTTCATGAATCCTATGTCAATGGAGCACTCGGAGGCGTCAGTTCAGTCTGGTATTGGTTACCACTTAAAGAAAATTGCCCCGATCGTTTGCAGCGGAATCAATCAGTACTATGAAACCAAAGCAGAAGGACCGTGGTTTAACCATCTGATGTGGGCGTTACACTCCAATGCCGTGAAACCTCTCGCTGTTGGGTCAGTAATCTCCGATATGGAGTTATCTGATTTGCAGAAGGAGGTGTCCACTAAGGCTTTGGCGAAACGTGGTGCCTCGGACAATAACTTGTTCGAAAGCATCGCCGAATATCGTCAGGCAATTAGTTTGTTGAAAAACCCGTTGCAGTCCGTCTCTCGTTTGTTAGCGAAAGCTGATAAGGCGACGGTTAGTATAGCAAGATCGAAAAGTCGTTCAAACAACGATCTATTGATCTCTGCTTCAATCCCGAAAGGGACTGGAGTTGCTGCTGCTACTGGTGTTTCGGCTGGGTACCTGTCCATTCGTTACGGTCTTATGCCGTTAATTCGTGATATTACAGGTATTATAAAGGGTTTAGAGAAAAAGATTGGTCACATGCGGATTTCTGCTCGTGCTCAGGGGGAACTCTCCCGAAGCTCGACAACGTCCGTAATCTATAACGCAGGAGTCTTCTCGCACACTTACGGTATACAAACTTCCGATAGTGTTGTCGTGAGGGCCCTGTCTCTAGATGAGTATTTTGTTTCGCGCGCCCAAAATATCGGGTTCGCTTCAAAGGGGCTAATAACCGTCCCGTGGGAACTCATCCCATACTCGTTTGTGATCGATTGGTTCGTGAATTTAGGTGATTACTTAAATTCGCTCGTTCCTCTCCCAGCGTTAAAAAACCTAGGATCGTGTTTAGTCACTTATCGTGCACGCCAAACCTTATATACCGCCTTGGGCGATACGAGTGCAGCGTACACAGTAGTTCGTCCCAATGTTGGAAGTTGTTTCTCCAGCGTTGTAACGAAGGTCCGTACTCCGTTCTTGTTGCCTGGTCTGGTCGTCAAATCTAATTTTCGATTTGATGAAGCAGTTCGGGTGGCTGATGCAATAGCTCTTATTGTCTCACGAATGGGTACTGTTTTTGGTCGGCGTTAAGCCTTCCGTTCTGTACTAATGTACAAGGAATTTTCCCTGTACATAACGTGGGGTAACACCCACATACCATTAAGGAGTAATTCCTCATGTCTTTAACTGTCAATGCTGGTACGTACACCGCGGACTCCTTTAGCAAGGATTCGGTCGGCTACATAGGCGCAGCGAAAACTGTAACTGTGAAAGACGACGTAAGACTCGCTCGTACGGCTCCTAAGCCAACGAGTGTGTTCTCCGGTCTCGGCCGCACTTCGGCGAAGTTGACACGGACTCTTACCTTGACCGGTGCTCTCACCCCAACTGGGGATGCGATCATCGATGTACAAGTGAGTGTTCCCGTGGGCTACACCGCTGCAAATATTGACACGTTGCTTAACGACTTTGGCGCCTTTGTTGCATCGGCGTCGTTCAAAACTCACGTAAAGAGCCAGCAAGTTGCTTACTAAAACAACTGTGCCGGAGGTTGTCCTTGCGTTATGCAGGGTTCTACCTGGGGGAGTGATCGCATTATGCGCTCTATACCTTCTCTTTGACTTCCTTAAGGTTTTAGTTAGACTTTAGGGAATCAAGGTGTGTTTGTCGTTATACCCTCTCGAATCCTCGAGAGGTTAATTCAGGAGATCGTTATGAAATCCAGAGAGCTTCGTGTCTTGCATGACCTGCAGAAGAAGTTACGTCGTACAGCTGAAGATAGATATCTTCAGATGATGGACGTTTTGTTTGAGCACCACCTGAGTTTTGATTTCGTGAAAGACCTTTCTCTTCTTTTTAAGGAGAAGCGTTATAGCGAAGCCTTAGCTTTGGCTGATTTTCTGTCGGAACAGAAGTATTCTGACGCCACTATGCATTTTGTGGCAAATCAGTTCGCATTGTTAATAAAGAAGTACCCATGGAATCCCGGGGTCGTTAAAACCGATCCTGAGTCTATGGCTATTAAGTCGTTCCTAAAGTCCGAGAGAAAGTGTTACCTCTTGAACCGTAAGTTCGGCTTCTACGAGACCATCCGTAGTCCCTCTGAGCTCTATCTTTCGAAAATGAGGGGTTTCATCAAATATGTTATTGGTGACGCTCCTAACATCGAAGACATCCTCGATAACTGTGCTTTTGGTGCTGGCGCTTCTATTGGTGTCCACGGCAATGCTACTAACCTAGCTAGAAAGATTTTAGCTAGGAAGTGGACTGTGTCGCCTGGTGCTTCGATATACTCTTACTGGGGGCTTATGCGCGATCCGTACTTGTCTAGCTTGCTGTTTGCAAGCTGGACGGATCGGGATAATTACGCGCTATGCTTCGACCCCGAAACACCTAAAGCAGTGTTTCGACAGAAAGTGGAGTATGTCGACTACAATAAAATATCATTCGTCCCAAAGACAGCAAAGACCCATAGGGCAATTGCTGTCGAACCGTTACTTAACGGTTTTGTACAGAAAGGTGCTGATATGGTTATGCGTAAACGCTTAGCCAGAGTTGGTATTGATCTGTCTGACCAAAGTAAGAATCAGATTATGGCCCGTAAGGGCAGTATCTCTGGTTCTGTCGATCCTTTCGTGACTATAGATCTGTCGTCCGCTTCGGACAGCATATCGATTGGTCTTGTTAGGAACGTCATTCCTCCCGAATGGTATGATTTCTTAAATGCTATTCGGAGCGTAGGGTATCAGCTTGACGGTGCCAATAATAGGTACCACAAGTTCTGCTCTATGGGGAACGGTTTCTGTTTCCCGCTCGAAACCTTGATATTTGCAGCGTGTTGCTCTGCTTGCAGTTGTGGCGTTCCCGGGACCGATTTTTCGGTCTATGGAGACGACATTATTGTTAGGCAGAGTAAAGCGTCGGAAGTTCTTGGACTTTTAAAAGTTCTCGGATTTTCTCCTAATGTAAATAAGACCTTCGTTGAAGGTCGTTTCAGGGAGTCTTGCGGTTCTGACTGGTTTGATGGTGAAGATGTTCGTCCATACACACTTGACGAAAAACTCGAGTCAATTGAGTCTATCTTTAAGTGGGTTAACCTTACAAAGAGGAACTCTAGAACTTCTAGGTTCTTCTTCGGGACAGATCATATTATTCTTGATCATATCCCACATCGTTTCAGGTTCTACAGACCCTTTATCGGGAATGCAGACTCTGGGATCGATGCGTACGGAGATGAGCACCTCACGTCTCCAGGCTGCTCCTTCGACCGAAGGAGCATGACTTGGAGGTGTAAGGAACTCAGACACCGAGCATTAGCTGATAAAGCTATGTGCGATGTCACTAATCGACATGTTACAGTCGATATGTATGCCCTACTGTCAGGCGTAAAAAGCCGTAACTACTCAGTAGAGTTCACCCTTCGTCGCAAGACGAGGACGAGCATAGGTTTTGCAACCTATGGGGAAGCCGTTTCACAATGGCTTCCCGCCCCGGAGATTTTGACTTCTCTGGGAACATCTCAGCTATTAGCTGCCGCTGAACTGGCAGCGTAGTTGAGTTTGGGGTCATATCGCGGTCTG